CAGCAGGGCAGTGATGTGATGTCTGACCAGTGGGAGGTTGTGGAATTTCCTGCAATTCTGCCGTCTGACAAGCCGTTGTGGCCTGAGTTCTGGGATAAGGACGCTTTGCTTTCGATTAAGGCGTCTCTGCCTGTCGGAAAGTGGAATGCGCAGTGGCAACAGCAGCCGACGGCGTCGGAATCTGCGATTATCAAGCGCGATTGGTGGCAGGACTGGGAGAAAGAAGAGATTCCACCTGTCAAATACATTCTTCAGTCTTATGACACAGCTTTTTCGAAGAAAGAGTCTGCGGATTACTCTGCGATTACCACCTGGGGCATCTTTACGCCCGAGGAAGGTGGGCCTGACAACATCATTTTGATGGATGCGCAGCGCGGTCGGTGGAACTTTCCTGAGTTGAAGGAAAAAGCGTTTGAGGAACATGAGTATTGGGAGCCGGATATGGTGCTGGTCGAAGCAAAAGCGACGGGTACACCGCTTATTGACGAGTTGCGGCTCCGCGGGATTCCTGCGCTGGGCTTCTCACCGGGCAAAGGACGTGATAAAGTAACTAGAATGCACATGGTTGCGCCATTGTTCGAGGCTGGTGTAGTGTGGGCCCCAAGTGATAAGAAGTTTGCGGACGAGGTTATCGAAGAAGTTGTATCATTTCCCAATGGCGACCACGATGACTTTTGTGATAGCATGACTTTAGCACTGATGCGTTTTCGCCAAGGTGGGTTTATCTCGCTACATGGTGAGGGCGATGACGAAAACGAGTATCGCCGCAAGCGGGAGTATTACTAATGGCTTTGCCACCACTTTTAGATTCTGGAATATCCTCCGAAGATATGGCTCCTACAGAGGCCTCTGTTGATGTTTCGGTTCCGCAAGTAGAAGATTTCGCAGGCGGAGCGGAGATCACCGAGGACGGACAAGGCGGAGCGGTTATCCAAGCCTTAGTTGAGGCGATGCAGGGCGAAGTGATGGAGGAGCAGATTCCTCACAACGCAAACTTAGCAGAATATTTAGATGACGGGTATCTCGGAGAGATCTCTTCCGACCTACGCGCATCCTATGAAGACGACATGGAGTCCCGCTCAGAGTGGGAAGAGACGTACACACAGGGTTTGGACCAGCTTGGCGTTAAGTACGACGAGCGTACACAGCCGTTCCAAGGGGCATCGGGGGTAACTCACCCGTTGATCGCGGAGAGTGTTACTCAGTTCCAAGCGCAGGCGTATAAAGAGTTGCTACCAGCGGGTGGCCCAGTCAAGACTCAGGTTTTGGGTTTACAGGACGTGGCTCGTGAAGAGCAGGCGTCTCGTGTAAAAGACTTCATGAACTACCAGATTATGGAAGTCATGGAGGAGTTTGATCCGGACATGGATCAACTTCTGTTTTATTTACCGCTTTCGGGGTCTACGTTTAAGAAAGTTTACTTCGACGAAGCTAAACAACGGGCGGTTTCTAAGTTTGTTCCGGCTCAAGATTTGGTTGTGCCGTATGCTGCGTCTGATCTGGCTACCGCTTCGCGTGTTACGCATGTTTTGCGCATGGATGGTAACGACATCCGCAAGATGCAGTTGGCTGGGTTTTACCGTGACGTAGAGTTAAGCAAGTACAACCAAGAGGACGAGGTCCGCGAGAAGATCGATGACATTCAAGGCACGTCACGCACTTACTCGGATGAAGTGTACACGATCCTTGAGATGCACGTTGACTTGGACATCGAGGGTTTTGAGGACATGGCTCCTGATGGGGAGCCGACAGGCATTGCAATTCCTTACATCGTTACTTTGGACGAGGGTTCGGGAAACATCCTGTCTATTCGTCGTAACTTCGAAGAGGGTACGGGCATCTCTAAAAAGATGCAGTACTTCGTTCACTACAAGTTTATGCCTGGTCTAGGGTTCTATGGCTTTGGTTTGATCCACATGATTGGTGGATTGGGCCGCGCGGCTACGAGTATTCTTCGCCAGTTGATCGACGCCGGAACCTTGGCAAACCTCCCAGCTGGGTTCAAGGCTCGGGGTGTAAGGGTTCGCAATGATGACGAGCCCTTACAACCTGGAGAATGGCGGGACATTGACGCTCCTGGTGGCAACATCAGGGACGCAATCATTCCGCTTCCGTACAAAGAGCCGTCAGCCACCCTCGCACAGCTTCTAGGAGCCCTCATAGAGGGCGGAAGACGTTTTGTGTCACTGGCAGACCAGCAAACCGGAGATGGCAACACAGCGGCTCCTGTGGGGACTACAGTGGCTATGTTGGAACGCGGCATGAAAGTTATGTCGGCTATCCACAAGCGCCTACATTATGCGCAGCGTCAAGAGTTCCGTGTTCTAGCTAGGATTTTCAGGGACAACATGCCTGCGGATGGGTATCCTTATGACGTTGTTGGCGGTGACCGGATGGTTATGGCCGAAGACTTCGACGGGCGCGTGGACGTTATTCCTGTAAGCGACCCGAACATATTCTCGATGGCACAGAGGGTCACACTGGCTCAAACCCAACTACAGCTTGCGCAGTCAAACCCACAAGTGCATAATCTGTATGCGGCGTATCGTCGGATGTATCAGGCCCTTGAGGTTCAGAACATCGATGAAGTGCTCCCTCCTCCTCCGCAACCGCAGCCTTTAGATCCTGCCATCGAGAATGCTCGTGCTTTGATGGGTGAGATTTTGAATACATTCCCAGAGCAAGACCATGACGCGCACATTCGGATGCACATGGCGTTTATGAAGACTCCCTTGGTGTCTACATCGCCTCAAGTCATGGGCACGTTCTACTCCCACGTTATGGAACACGTTTCTCAGAAGTCTCGCCTAATGGTGATGGCGGAGATCGAAGGGATTATTGGACAGGCACAGTTGGCGGCTCAAAGCGGAGCTATCGATCCGGTAGCGGCGCAGCAGCAGATCGCGCAGGTTCAGCAGGACATGCAGGATCCGGGGCAGATGGAAAAGTTGATTTCGCTACAGATGGAGAAGATCATGGCAGAGATCCTGCCAGGGCTGCTTCCAGCAGGCAACGATCCAATGAGCGATCCTTTGGTTCAGATACGGATGCAGGAGCTAGCTCTGAAAGAGAAAGATCTGCAGCGTAAGACTGAAGAAGATCAGGGCGACATGTTGATTGAGTTGCAGAAAATGCAGCAGCAAGCGGCGTCTGCAGCGGCTAGGATCGAAAGTCAGGAAGAGATCGCGGACAACCGTAACGACGTGAATCGGGAGCGTATCCAGGTTCAACGTGATAAGATGCGACAAGGGGGATGATACCATGCCTCTTAAACAAGGCCGCTCAAAAGATGTAATCAGCCAGAACATCAAGACTGAAATGGCTGCTGGAAAACCGCAGAAGCAGGCGGTTGCCATTGCTTTAAGCAAGGCGGGTAAAAGCAAGTATGCTTCTGGTGGTATGGTTAACAAGCGGTTCAGCCCGATAGCCCGACCTCAGAGGTTTGTCGGAGAGTTCTAGTGCTGTGCGCGTTGGTCTTCGTGGGGTACGGACACACTTTCATACACAACTACGGCAGCTGGTTTTATAAAGCCTGCTACTACGACTGTGGCGCATCGGGCGGAAAGAACGGTCAATGGTACGATAAAAGGTACGTTGTCCACCCCGACGCCTACTGCCCAGCAAGGTATACGGAAACATGATTGATCCTATTACAGCGGTTGGATTAGCTACGTCCGCATACAACGCGATTCGTCAGGGCATTGCCGTAGGCCGTGAACTCCAAGATATTTCTGGTCAGCTTGGTCAATGGGGCAAGGCTTGCAGTGATTTTGCCTACGCTGAAGAGCAAGTCAAGAATCCGCCGTGGTATCAGTTCAAAGGCTCTGACACGCAAAATGCTGTGGAAATCTTTGCGCAAAAGAAAAAGATGTCAGAAATGCGCAATGAAATCAAGAGCTTCATCAGTTTTCAGTACGGACCCTCCGCTTGGGAGGAAGTTTTACAGATCGAGGCCCAGATGCGAAAACAACGGAAAGAAGAGATTTACAAGAAAGAGGAATTTAAACGCGCTTTAATAGAGTGGACCGTAGGTATCTTGCTGGTGCTTTCAGGCATCGCTGGTCTGGCTATTGTACTGTATTTCATGGGTAGAAGTCAGGGCAAGTGGTGATGTGGTTCTTAGTTTGGTTCATGTTTACAAATAACAAACTGGAGTATTATCAGCTTGAACAGTTGACAACTGAGGTCGAGTGCAAAGAAGAGCTTGAACGGGCTAAAGTGTTGATAACTAACAGTACTACGGTGGTGTATTGCTTTGAGGTTGTACCGGAATAAGAGAGGTGATTACGTTGTATATGACAAATACGGAAAAGTTGTGATAATAACTCACCATCGCAGAATAGCCGAGTGGGTTATGAAAAGGGGCGGCTGTGGCGGATGGGACACAAGGAATAAGTAGCAACATGCCGTTTAACGTGGGCAGCGACATACACGCTCAAACGAGGGCGCGTGAGCGCATAGAAACGCACTTGGTGGAGCAGAGGGTAGAAAAGGCTCATAGGGCCAACCACAACCACTTAGAGGCGCTTGCAAAGCAGAGATTTGATTTACAGGAAAGTTATGATAGGTTTGGTCGCAAGACTACAGCGGATAGGCCGCAAGGAACGAAGTTGAACATAGAGGTGTAATATGTCAGCTAAAAAACTTGAAGACCAAAGCAAGTATGATGCCTACGATATGGATGGCGATGGAGTTGTGTCGGACTCTGAGATGGCAAAGGCTAAAGAAATCCGAGAGACAGAAGACGCGCTGCGCAAACACCTGGCCCAGCTTCGCATGGCTCGGTGGACTCTGATAGGTATGGGGGTGTTCACGGCTACAATGTTTTTCATACCTCTTGATCGGGTCACTGCATTGAGCGATATTTCTAACTTGTTCTACATTTCAGGTGCAGGCATAGTCGGTGCTTTCATGGGCGCAACCGCTTGGATGGGTAGAAAATAATGGGCATACTAAGCACACTTATAGGTCCAGCAACGGAACTGGCAGGCAAATTTATTCAAGACAAAGACCAAGCTGCGCAGTTGGCGCACGATCTCAGCACGATGGCGGACAAACATGCGCAAGAGGCAATGCTGGCGCAAGTTGAAGTCAACAAGGCTGAAGCCGCCAGCGGTTCGGTTTTTAAGGGCGGATGGCGTCCGTTTATTGGGTGGGTCTGCGGTGCGGCATTTGCCTATCACTTTGTTTTGCAGCCACTCATTGTTTTCGGGGTTTCTGTCGCTGGCGTTCAAATACCAGAACTACCCACGTTTGACATGGGTAGCTTGATGACGGTTATGATGGGTATGCTTGGATTAGGTGGACTTCGTAGCTACGAGAAAAAACAAGGATTAACAAAATGACATACAAACTAGGAAACCGCAGCAACGAACGCCTTGAAGGCGTTGATCCCTCTTTGCAGGCCGTTGTACGCGCAGCCATTGGGCGTTCCGAACAGGACTTTAGTGTGATTTGCGGACTAAGAACCCGCAAAGAGCAGGAAGCGTTGGTCGCAAAAGGTGCTTCGCAGACTATGAAGAGTAAACATCTTGGAGGTTATGCTGTTGATTTAATGGCGTATATCGACGGGGGTCGATGGGAGTTGAATCTTTACGATGAGATTGCTGATGCCATGAAAGACGCTGCCGAGGATTGCGGGGTCAAAATCCGCTGGGGGGCGGCTTGGCACATCGATGACTTTGGAGCCTATGAAGGCACTGCAGAAGAAGCTATGAACGAGTATGTAGACTTACGGCGTTCACAGGGCCGTCGTCCATTTATCGATGCGCCTCACTTTGAGATCATGGAGTAATCAATATGCCTACAATTATGATCAGCATTCTTCCGGACGGTATGCCTGTCGATACAATGGAGGAAACTGAAGAAGGTACGACTTGCCCTCTTCCCACTCAGGATCCGGACGTGAACATGGAGAACATGGACATGGCGGAGTATGAGCATGGGTATAGAGAGCCCAACACTTCGGTGGCATTTCGCAACGACGAAAGCTGTGGATCTTGCGGCATGTATAACCAGTCTGAGTCTATGCAAGAATGTATCGAAGACGAGTCAGGAAGCACAGGCTATTGCCAACTCCTCAAATTTGTGTGTAGTAGTGAGAACACATGTAATGAGTGGGTAGAAGGTGGACCGATTACATCTGACCTACAAGAGGAATACAAGGACAACCTATAATGGATGTTGTCGATTGGGCAAAGTACATCTATAAGAAACTTGAAGAGCGGGAGAAAGATATCTCTGCTGCTCTTGCAAGCGGTGCTGTTAAAGACTGGGAACAGTACAAAATGTCTGTAGGGGAGATACGGGGACTCTCTCTTGCTCGCGAAGAAATCAAGTCCCTGCTGGAGAGAAACGTAGACGATGTCGAAGACCTTATATCTTCCTGATCACGTTGCGCAGAAAATGAACAAAGAAAAGGCAGAGGCGAAAGCTGACCCCGAGACTTTGAAGAGCGCATATGTTGACGCTAATGAGCGGGTGTTAGACCCCTCCCTTTTAGACAAACCGTTACTAGAACGTCTTCCGCAGCCGACAGGTTGGCGGATTTTAGTTATGCCGTATCAAGGTAAAGCTAAGACAGCGAGCGGTTTGTACATTCCTGACGAGATTCGGGAGCGTGAGTCTGTCGCTACAGTTGTAGCGTATGTGATGAAGCTCGGTCCCTTGGCGTACAAAGACCCTGGCAAGTTTGGTTCTGACAGCGAGCCTTGGTGCAAGGAGGGTCAGTGGGTATGCATTGGCCGTTATTCGGGATCCAGGTTTAAGATCGACGGCGGGGAAGTTCGCATCATCAACGATGACGAAGTTATCGCTACGATCCTAGAGCCAGATGATGTCAAACATGTTTAGGGGTGTATTATGACCGAAGAAACTGAGAACACTGAACTTGAGAATGAAACTGAGGTTACTTACGAGGAACCTGAGAGTCAGGCTGAAGGCAAAGTTAAGCAGGCCTCGAACGAGGACGAGCTAGACTCGTACAGCAAAGGCGTACAGTCCCGCATCAAAAAACTTACGGAACGCTATCGTCAAGAAGAGCGTGACAAGGCTGAAGCGGTACGTTTATCTCAGCAGCTTATTGCGGAGAACAACAAGCTAAAGACTCGTGTGAAAGCCTTGGATA